AGACTCATAGATTAGACAAAGTAGTTGTTTTTTGGGATGGAAAAGAAGGTTCATCATCTCGCAAGAGATATTACCATCAATACAAAGAAAATAGAAGAGAACGGGTTAGAACCGAAGAACAAGTTCACGCATACGGACAGCAACGAAACAGGGTAAAACAATATCTCGAGGAGTTGTTTGTGAGACAAGGTGAATATGATTATTGTGAAACAGATGATGCTGTTGCATATTATAGTCAAAATTCAAAAAAGGAGAATATTATTATTTATTCATCCGACGGAGACCTAACCCAACTCGTATCTGAAAATACCAAATTGTTTAATCCTTCACATAGTAAACTATATCAACCCAACGATATGTTTGTTTATGACCACGAAGAGATTAGAATCGAAAATATCAAATTGGTCAAAATGTTATGTGGAGACCCATCCGACAACATCGCAGGTATTAAAAACTTAGGTGTTAGAAGATTACTCACAATGGTACCCGAACTACGTACCGAACCACTCACCATAGAATTCATTAGAGGACGTTTTAACGACCTTTTTGAAGAAGATAAGGATAATCGTCTTGTAACCAATTTGCTCACAGGAGTGACCAAATATGGAGTTCTTGGTGAGGAGTTTTTCGATGTAAACAATAGAATTGTAAGTCTTGATGACCCGTTCTTAACAGACGAGGCGAAGGAGTCAATAAACTCTTTAATAACCGACCCCCTAGACCCCGAAGGACGGTCATATAAGAATACTATGAAGATGATGATGGAGGATGGAATATTCCTTCTGCTCCCTAAATCAGATGATGCTTGGATTAACTTCCTTAATCCATTCCTCAGATTAACCAGAAAAGAAAAAAATAAAAAGATTATTAAAATTAAAACCAATGACTAATCAAGATTTAACTAAATTCGAATTCCTTTTAACTCTTGAAGGAAACATCGTCGTTCAGCGTTATTTCAACGTTAAAGGACACAACCCAAAATCTCGTCGCTCGATGGATTTACATTATTATGTAAAAGAAATTTGTGGCGAAATTTTTGATGATTTGAAAATAAAAACTTCGGATTATCTTTACGAAAATCGTGAATATTTTTACGGTTTGGACAGTGCAGAACCCTTAGAAGATGAGGAAAAAGAAAACTTTTTACTTGAAATTAAGATGGGGGACGATGTATTTATTCAAAGAACGTTTCCTGCATATTTCTTCCACCCAAAGGTGAGATATACGGTAGACATTCGTCCCCATCTGAAAAGATACTTGGCGGACTTAACCACCATTTTATCTTCAAGAGAATTGGAAACAACTTATTTAACATATCAACTATAAGAAAAAAATAAACAATGAGCGAAAAGAACTTTGGAACACTCGGAACATCATTCCAACAAGCCCTATTGAAGGCAATTATTGAAGACAAGAAATACGGTGAGCAAATCATTGATGTAATCGAGAACAAGTACTTTGATAACGTTTCTTTTAGGTTCATCTCCGAACACATTAAAGAATATTATAAGAAATATTCTAAGGTGCCGAACTACGATAGTTTGGCACTTAAAATTACTTCGGAAATGGGTTCACAGGATAGTGCTAGAATCCACTTGGACACACTTGAAGCGATTAAGGAGAACACTCAAGACCCTTCATTAGTAAAAGATGAAGCGTTGAATTTCTGTAAACAACAGAATCTCAGAAAAGAATTGAAAAAAATCAATTCTATTATTGACAACGGCGCATTCCATGAGTACCCAACAATTGAGGGTATCATTCAGAAGGCGTTACAGGTGGGTCTTCCTCCCGAGGAGTCAATGGACGTGTTCCACGATATTGATGCGGCACTTGAAAAAGACAATCGTCAAGCAATTCCTACAGGAATCAATGGTGTTGACAGTGTTCTAAAAGGTGGTTTAGGTAGAGGAGAGCTCGGAGTTGTACTAGCACCAACCGGTACAGGTAAAACAACTTTGTTAACCCTATTTTCTAATACCGCATACAACTGTAACTTCAATGTACTTCAAATCTTCTTTGAAGACAACCCATCAAACATTAAAAAGAAACACTTCACTCTTTGGACAGGTATTGAACCTGATGAACAACCTGATAGAAAAGAAGAGGTTAAAAGAATGGTTGAGGAAATCCAAACAACAAGTGCGGGTTCATTAAACATTGTTAAATTACCAAGTGATTCTGTTACTATTTCTGAAATCAAATCAAGAATTAGAAAACACATTTCAGACGGTAAAAAGATTGACCTTTTAGTTATCGATTACGTTGACTGTATCTCACCTGAAAGAAGCAATTTCGGTGAAGAGTGGAAAGGTGAAGGTTCCGTGATGAGAAGTTTAGAAGCTATGACTGGTGAGTTTGATATTGCTATTTGGACAGCAACTCAGGGTAACAGAGAATCAATCTCATCTGAGGTTGTCACTACTGACCAAATGGGTGGTTCAATCAAAAAGGCACAAATTGGTCACGTAGTTTTATCTGTTGGTAAAACTCTTGAACAAAAAGAACACAACTTAGCAACAATGACCTTACTTAAATCACGTATTGGTCAAGATGGTATCATTTGGAACAATTGTAAGTTTGATAACAAATTCTTAGTTATCGATACCGAAACACAAACAACACTTCTTGGACATCAAGAAGAAAGAGTTAAAACAAATTCAAACAGGGCGGCAGAAATGTTCAAAAAAAGACAGGAACTGTTAAACCGTTAATCAAAAAACTTTATTAAACCATGAAAGAAAAGATTTTACAAGAAAATCCAGGACGTTTTGTCCTCTTCCCAATCGAACACCACGATATTTGGAAACTTTACAAACAACAGGAAGCGTGTTTTTGGACCGCAGAAGAAATTGACTTAGCCCAAGATATTAATGATTGGGATAATAAGTTAAATGAAGACGAACAACACTTTGTAAAACACGTGTTAGCGTTCTTTGCTGCTTCTGATGGTATTGTAAATGAAAATTTGGCAATGAACTTTGTTAATGAAGTTCAGTATACCGAAGCTAAAATGTTTTATGGTTTCCAAATTATGATGGAGAACATTCATAGTGAGACATATTCACTTTTGATTGACACATACATCAAGGATAAGGAAGAACAAAATCGTTTGTTCAACGCAATTGAGACAGTACCCGCTATCAAGAAGAAAGCGGAATGGGCAATCAAGTGGATTAACTCTGACTCATTCGTTGAACGACTTATCGCATTTGCGGCAGTTGAAGGTATTTTCTTTTCTGGCTCATTCTGTTCAATTTTCTGGCTCAAAAAACGTGGTTTAATGCCAGGTTTAACCTTCTCAAATGAGCTCATTTCACGTGATGAAGGAATGCACTGTGATTTTGCATGTCATTTACATAACAATCACATTCAGAAAAAACTAACTCAAGCAAAAATTAAAGAGATTATCTGCGGGGCTTTGGAGATTGAAAAGGAATTCATTCTTGAGGCGTTACCGGTTCGTTTGATTGGTATGAATTCAGACCTCATGGCTCAATATTTAGAATTTGTTACAGATAGATTGTTAATGTCACTTGGTGTTTCTAAAGTTTATAACTCTAATAACCCATTTGATTTCATGGAGAACATTGCTATCCAAGGTAAAACGAATTTCTTTGAGAAAAGAGTTGCGGAATACCAAAAAGCAGGTGTTGCCACCAATTCTTCAATTGAAGACATAACCAATATTGATGATATCGATTTTTAATTAACCGAACAACATGAAAGTAAAGAAGAGAGATGGCTCCCTCGAGGAGATGAGATATGACAAAATCACGAGAAGAATGCAATACTTCTGTGATGATTTGGATATTGAATATGTTGACCCAACATTGGTCACACTTAAAGTAACACAGGGAATTTACGATGGTATTTCAACTGTTGAGCTTGATATTTTAGCAGCAGAAACCGCCGCGTCTTTGGTTACCACACATCCTGATTATGCTAAATTGGCAGGACGTTTAGCGGTGTCCAATCTACACAAGACAACACCAAAAAAATTCTCACAAGCAATTAAAGAATTACACTCATTTAATGAACCAAAAACAGGTAAGGAATCATCATTAATTGATGACGAAGTTGCTAAGTTTGTTCATCAAAATAGAGAGGCACTTGATGGTGCAATTAGACAAGAACGTGATTTAGATTTCGATTATTTTGGATTTAAAACCCTTGAGCGTTCTTATCTTTTAAAAATCGGTAAACGAATTGTTGAGAGACCTCAGTACATGTACATGAGGGTTGCTGTTGGTATTTGTAATGGTAACTTAGAAATGGCATTGAGAATCTATGATGATTTATCACAACACTTCTATACTCATGCGACTCCAACATTGTTCAATGCGGGAACTCGTCGTCCACAAATGTCTTCTTGTTTCTTAATTGGAAACAAAGGTGATGATATTGATGGTTTATTTGACACCATCAAAGATGTTGCTAAGATTTCTAAATGGGCTGGTGGTATTGGATTACACGTTCACGATGTGAGAGCAAAAGGTTCATATATTAAAGGAACAGGTGGAGAATCTGATGGACTTCTCCCAATGATGAAAACATATAACGAAGTTGCTCGTTGGATTAACCAAGGTGGTAAAAGAAAAGGTTCTTTTGCTGTTTATCTTGAACCATGGCACTCAGATGTGTTTGAATTTATTGATTTAAGAAAGAATCACGGTAAAGAAGAGATGAGAGCAAGAGATTTGTTCTTAGCAATGTGGACACCTGATTTGTTTATGCAAAGAGTTGAGAGTGACGGAGATTGGTCATTATTCTCACCTGACGAAGCGCCGGGTTTATCGGACATTTATGATACTCCTGAAGACAAAGCTTTTACTCGTTTATATGAACAATATGAACAAGAAGGTAGAGCACGTAAAGTTGTGAAGGCAAGAAAATTGATGGATGCAATCTTAACTGCACAAATTGAAACAGGTACCCCTTATATGTTGTATAAGGATGCTGCGAATTACAAATCAAACCAAAAGAATATTGGTACAATTAAATCTTCAAACTTATGTACCGAAATTATCGAGTACTCAAGTCCTGAGGAACAAGCAGTTTGTAACCTTGCGTCAATTGCATTACCAAAATATGTAGTGGACGGAGAATTTAGTCACGAGTTATTGTATGAGTACACATATCAAGTTGTACAAAATTTGAATAATGTAATTGATTTGAACTTCTACCCAACTGAAGAAACAAAACGTTCAAATATGAGACACAGACCTGTTGGTTTAGGTGTTCAAGGTTTGGCCGATGTATTCTGTATGTTGTCACTACCATTTGAAAGCGAAAACGCTGATAAATTACAAACAGATATTTTCGAAACAATTTATTTCGCAGCATTGTCATCATCAAAAGATGTTGCTAAAGAAAACGGAGCATATGAGACCTTTAACGGTTCACCACTTTCTGAAGGTACTTTCCAATATCAATTATGGGGTAAGACCGATAAGGATATGAGCGGTAGATGGGATTGGAAATCTCTAAGAAAAGAGGTTGTAAAATTCGGTGTTAGAAACTCATTATTAGTTGCACCAATGCCAACAGCATCAACCGCACAAATTTTAGGTAATAACGAAGCGTTTGAACCATTCACTTCTAATTTATTTTCAAGAAGAACTCTTGGTGGTGAATTTATTGTTGTAAACAAACACTTAGTTAAGGTATTACTTGAAAGAAAAATATGGTCTGATGATATTAAGAAAAAGTTGATTATGGAAAATGGTTCAGTTCAGAACATTCCTGAAATCCCAACAGATATCAAAGAAGTATTCAAGACCGTATGGGAAATGTCGCAGAAGAGAATCTTAACTATGGCCGCTAACCGTTCAATCTTCATTGACCAATCACAATCATTGAATTTATTCATCGATAATGCATCTAAACAAAAGGTATTAGCTGCTCATCTTTATGGTTGGAAACTTGGTTTGAAAACGGGTATGTACTACCTAAGAACAAGAGCAGCGGTTGACCCATTAAAAGGGTTGGGAATTGATACTTCCACAGTTAAACCTGTTTCAGAAGCGATAGAAGTACCTACAACTAACAATTTCATACAAGACACATCCGAAGAGATGAAATTGATGGAAATGGTTACAATGTCGAGACCCACAGATTCTCCATTCGAATGTGAGGGTTGCGGTTCATAAGATAAAATAGAATTATTATAATAATCCCGGCTTAGGTCGGGATTTTTTATTTATATGTATTCCGAGTTTCTTTATATTTATTGATATGGCGACAACATATGGTATAGATTATCCATTTAGAATTAGTAGAAAGGGTAATTTCCTTGAAATGACAGAAGCTCCTGACAGGGAAATTAGGGCGAATCTATTGCACCTTATTTTGACCAGAAGAGGTACACGTTATTATCTACCTGATTTTGGTACAAGGTTATATGAATTTATTTTTGAACCAAACGATGCAGTTACATTTCAAATGATTGAGGATGAAATTAGAACTACGGTAAAAAAATACATTCCAAATTTAGATATAACATCGATTAGAATTACTGCAGCGGACCAAGATGACGAGGAACCAAGAAGTGTAAGTGAGGAGGACGATGCGAGATTATTTAGAGTATCTGACAGTTCAACCAAACCATACACCGCAAAAGTTAGACTCGATTACGAAATTAATAATGAACCATTTAGTTCGTCAGATTTTATAATTATTAACATATAATATGGCTAAAAAGATATCATACGCAACGAGAGATTTTGCGGGATTAAGACAGGAATTAGTTAATCTAACAAAAGAATACTATCCCGATTTAGTAAAGAATACTAATGACGCATCGATTTATTCTGTACTATTGGATTTAAACGCGGCGGTTACCGATAACTTACATTATCACATTGATAGAGTTTGGCAAGAAACTATGTTGGATTTTGCTCAACAAAGACAATCTCTTTTCCATATTGCTAAAACATATGGTATTAGATTACCCGGTACAAGACCTTCAGTTGCACTATGTGATTTTAGTATTAATGTACCCGTTAGAGGAGATAAAGAAGATGAACGTTATTTAGGAACAATCAAAGCAGGTGCACAAGTTAGTGGTGGTGGACAATCATTTGAAACAATTGAAGACATTGATTTTGCTAACCCTTTCAATAGTAAAGGTGAACCCAATAGATTAAAGATTCCTAATTTCGATGGGAACAATCGTTTGATATCATATACCATTACCAAAAGAGAAGCGGTGGTAAACGGTGTAACAAGAATCTTTAGAAAAGTTATTACTGAACTTGACCAAAAACCATTCTTAAAACTTTACTTACCTGAACAAAACGTTTTAGGTATTACTTCGGTTATCCATAAAGATGGTACATCATTTGCTGGTAACCCAACAAACTCTGAATTCTTGGACCCAACAAACAAATGGTATGAGGTTAAATCATTAATCCAAGATAAAGTATTTGTTCAGGACCCAACTAACGCATCTGATAAAGATAATTTTAGAGCAGGAAAATATATTTCAGTTGCCAATAAATTCATCACAGAATATACACCTGAAGGTTATTTCTCAGTAACGTTTGGTAGTGGTAATGTGGACCCAATGGATAATCTTGATGATTACATGAATGGTTCACTAAAAGTAAACTTAGGGACTTATTTGAATAACATGTCATTAGGTGCATTACCTAAGGTGGGTACAACAGTATTCATTAAATACCGAATTGGTGGTGGTAAAGACAGTAATTTAGGTGTAAATGTCGTTACAAGTATTGATGACGTTGATTTTGTATTAAATGGTCCTAACTCATCAATCAATTCACAAGTAAATCAATCATTGATTGTTACCAATATAACACCGGCAATCGGTGGAGCGGACCAACCATCAATCGATGAAATAAGAAACATGATTGCTTACAATTTCGCAGCACAAAACAGAGCGGTGACATTGAACGATTATAAATCATTGATTGAGACGATGCCGTCAACATATGGTGCACCGGCTAAGGTTAATGTAATGGAAGAAGATAACAAGGTTAAAATCAAATTGTTATCATATGATGAAAATGGTAATCTTTCAGATACCGTGTCGACAACCTTAAAAAATAATATCCTTAACTACCTGTCCGAATACCGTATGATTAATGATTATGTGGATATTGAAAGTGGACAAGTAATTGATATGGGACTTGAGATTGATTTGGTTATTGATAAAAACGGTAATCAAACTGAAATCATTAAAACTTCTATTGAAGATATTGTAGATTATTTTGCGATTGAAAAAAGAAAGATGGGAGACCCACTTCTTGTTGGTGATTTAAATAGATTAATCGGACAAGTAAATGGGGTCGTGAACGTTGTCGACGTAAGAGTTTTCAACTTAACGGGAGGAGAGTATTCAAGTGCAGAAGTTGCACAATCTTATTCTGACCCAGCAACTAAGGAAATTTTACAATCTGATATGACAATCTACATGAAATCTAATCAGATTTTTCAAATACGATTCCCAAATAAAGATATCAAAATAAGAGTCAAAACTCTCGGTTCGACTACATTCTAATTTTTATTTTCTGTATTTTTTAAGAAAATAAATAGATTTCTATTTATATAGGTAAGGTATGCAGAAACACAGAATAACCACAAATATAGGTAGGGACCAAAAAGTCACAGTCGAATTAAAACAGGACTATGATTTATTGGAAATTTTATCATTAAAATTCACCCAAACGGATGTTTATACTTCAATGTGCTCCGATTATGGGGTTGTTGTTGGTAGAATTTCTGTTAACAATGGATTTGGAGTACCAAACGCTCGAATTTCAATATTCGTACCATTAAGTGAAACGGATAGTGAAGACCCTGTAATTTCTCAATTATACCCATTTACAACTGTAACAGATAAAAACGATACAGGACACAGATATAATTTATTACCTTCAAGAAAACAACATGGTGGACATGAACCCACTGGTACGTTTCCTGACCAAAAAGACGTTTTAACCCGAGAAGAAGTTCTTGAGGTTTATGAAAAATATTACAAGTACACCGCAAAAACTAATGATGCTGGTGACTTCATGATTTGGGGTGTACCACTTGGTACCCAAACAATTCACGTTGACGTTGACCTATCAGATATTGGTTGTTTCTCATTAAGACCCGATGATTTCATTCGTCAAGGTGTGGGACAGGACCAATTTAAAAATGAGTACACATTTAAATCTTCTGAGGACCTTGATGCATTACCACAAATTGTATCATTTAATCAAACTATAGAAGTTTACCCATTTTGGGGTAACGAAGATTTATGTGAAATTGGAATCACAAGAACGGACTTTGACTTATCAAGTAAAGGAGTTAAAATTGAACCCAAAGCTTATTTGTTAGGTTCAATTTATTCTGACCAAGGAACAAATACGGTAAACAAAAACTGTACTCCAAAAAGTAAGATGGGTAGAAAGTGTGATTTAACCACATTTCCTGCTAAAATTGAAATATTACGATTTACGAGTAGAAAAGATAGTCAGAATAGACCGATATTAGAATTTTTAGAAGTGGAGGAAGATGTAGAGGATGATGGTTCATTCGTTTTACCTCTACCAATGAACATGGATTATTTGTACACCAACGAATTTGGTGAGAATGAATATACTAATGACCCAAATAAAGGTATACCAACATCGTCTTGTTATCGATTTAGAGTTTCAATAAAAAACGAAACTTTAGGTAGGGTTAGAACGACAGCAAGTTACCTAATTCCAAATATCAGGGAGTTTCAAAATGATATTGAGGCATCTTATGCTTGGTCAACTGATTGGTCAGATTATCCCGCATCTGCTTTAAACAGTTCATATATTTTTAATTCGGTGATGGGTAGTTATTACCCCGAAGATTATTTTTACAGATTCACATATAATAAGGTTTACGGTGTTTCATCCTTTATGGGTGGACAGTATTCTTCAGGTGGTTTCAATAGAAATACATTCTTAGGAATTAAAGAGATTTCTCCAAAAGAAGAAGAGGATTGTCAAAGTAATGTTAACACTCCACCGGTCAATTGGGGTATCCAAAAATTTAATTTTTCAATTCTTTTAGCGATTATTTTAAACATATTTGAAAGAATTGTTTACACTGCATTAGTTGG